TGGTAGCAATAGAACTGCACTACAGGCCATGACTACTGTGTCAGAGTCAGAGTATGGCGCACTATATGTAGATGAAAGCGGATCGTTTGTATTCCAAGATAGAGCAGTCACAGCTGGATCTATTGGCAATACACCTACAGTATTTAATGATAATGGTACAGGTATACCTTATGCCGATGCTCAATGGATCTTAAACGATGTGCTTATATTTAATAAGGCTACAATAACTAGAGCTGGTGGATCACCACAGGTAGCATTTAATCAAGCATCGATAGACAAATACTTTTTACATAGTTACTTCTTAGACAATCTGCTTATGCAATCAGATGCTGTAGCTCTAGATTATGCCCAGGCTTATGTCGCCAGTAGGCAAGAAACCTCAATACGAGTAGATAATATAACCCTGGATCTATACACGCCTAACTACAACAGCGGAGTAATAGCAGCTCTTAACCTTGATTTTTTTGACCCAATCACAGTGACCACTACCCAGCCAGGCGGTAGCACTATTAGTAAGACCTTACAAATTTTTGGGGTTGCCATGAATATAACCCCGAATAGTTGGCGCACCACGTTCACGACATTAGAGCCCGTTATAGATGCATTTATCCTAAATAGTAGCATTTATGGCACTTTAGACTATAATGTCCTAAGTTACTAAGGAGTAAAAATGGCAGCAGGTTTAGGATTTAAGGATTTTGCTACAGGCGAGGTACTAACCGCCAATGATGTAGATGGCTATTTGATGCAAGGCGTGTGGGTGTTTGCTAGTGCCACAGCTAGAGATGCAGCCGTTACATCACCACAAGAAGGTAACTTTGCTTATCTTAAAGATACAAACGTTACAACTTATTACACTGGATCAGCTTGGGCTAATTTAGATACTACAGGCATGACTAATCCAATGACTACTACTGGCGATACCATTTATTCATCTAGTGGATCAACACCAGCAAGACTTGGAATTGGTACGGCTGGTCAAGTTCTAACTGTAAATTCTGGTGCAACAGCTCCTGAATGGAAAACACCAGCAGGTGGCGGCGGAAAAGTTTTGCAGGTTGTTCAAGGTACTACATCAACGCAAGTTAGCACAAATTCAACTTCTTTGGTGGATAGTGGATTGTCAGTTTCAATCACTCCAAGTCTTGCTACTAGCAAAGTTTTAATTTTAGTATCTCAACAATTTTACAGTTATACTGGCGGCGTTACAAATCCAGATTTTTCGTTTTCAATTTTAAGAGGCGCTACAGTAGTTTTTGATGGTGTTGGAACTAACAGAAATGCTATAGCAGCAGCCAGTGAAGAAACTGCTGGATATTATGCGCAAAATTATTTAGATAGTCCAAATACTACATCTGCTACAACATATAAGACACAAATGACTGTTGCTTCTGCAACTGCTACTTTATACTCACAAAACGCTAGCCATTTATCATCAATTATTGCTTTAGAAATAGGTGCTTAAAATGAAAAATAGTTTATATTTAGCCAAAGCCATTATGAAATTAAAACCTAATTGTGAATATGTTTTAATTGAAGACGATTACTCTACAATTAATTGGGTCGTTTTAGAAGGTGATGCACCTACTCAGGCCGAAATTGATTTGGCAATTGAAGAAGTTAAGTCAGAAGAATTAGAAAAAACCGAAGCAGATAAAGCAAAGCGAGAAGCTTTATTATCTAAATTGGGCATAACCGAAGAAGAAGCAAGAATTCTTTTAGGCTAATGAAACCCTGGCTATGTGCAGCTGGTGTGCAGTTAAGGGATCAAATTGATACCTGGTATCCAGATCGCCGCTCTACCAGTGATGGGTGGATTGGTGATGCTCGTCATAGCGCCACCAAATCGGATCATAATCCAGACAAATCTGGGTGTGTCAGAGCCATTGATGTGGATTCTCGCTTGGATTCATCCGAAGGGATCTCAATATATCTGGCTGACCAGATCAGAAAATGTGCGAAAACCGATAAGCGTATATCTTACGTAATTCATAACGGCAAAATAGCAAGCAGAATACTTAACTATAAATGGCGCACCTATAGAGGTTTTAATAAGCATATAAGGCACATCCATATCAGTTTTACAAAGTTAGGCGACAAAGACGGCAGAGAGTTCGATATACCACTACTAGGGGGCAAAATATGAAGATAACAAAGAAGCAGAAAGCCATACTAAAATCCTATGCACGTGGGGTATTAGTATCTTTCTTAACATTTTTAGCAAGTAATGAATTAGGTTTAGATCCAGCACTGTCTGTAGTAGTTGCAGCTTTAGCTGGTCCAGCAGCTAGGGCTTTAGACAAATCCGATAATGCTTATGGCATCGGTGCAGATGAGAAATGAGTCCAGCGGAATGGGCTGGCTTTGGCGCTGGCGTTATGGCCGTGCTATCAGGCGGGCTAATAGGATTACGTTTTCTCGTTAAAGGTTGGTTAAACGAACTACGACCTAATGGTGGATCTAGCATGAAAGATCAGTTAACTAGATTAGAACAGCGTGTCGATGATCTATTCCTTATCATGAATAAGCGACAATAGCAATATGGCAACCGCACGCAAGCGCAAGAAGGTTAATAAGCGCAAGGGTAAATACACCCATGAGCAGATTAATACCAAGTTAGATACCTATGCCATCTCGTTGCGTGAGTTTTATTTAAGCCTAAGACGTGCAGGATTTCCAGTAGATCAAGCTCTAGGGATGTGCGATAAAAACGTATTTCCAGATTGGCTAGCACCATCTAGTCCAGACTTTGATCCAGTTAATCCAGACCATGACCCCTACGAAGACGAGGATGATAATTAAGCGTTGGCTAGTAATCAGCGATTTACAAGTACCATACCATCATGAGCAGGCAGTTAAGAATGTTATTAAGTTGGCAAGACGTGAGAAATTTGACGAAGTTTTATGTGTTGGTGATGAGATCGATTTTCAAACCATTAGCCGATGGGCTGAGAAAACACCTTTGGCTTATCAGCAAACTATTCACCAGGATCGTGAAGAGTGTAAGCAGATACTGTGGGATCTCGGAGAGTACAGCCGAGAGATGCATATTATCCGCAGTAATCATAGTGATCGCCTTTATAGCACTTTACTAAAAACGCCTGGCTTAATTAGTTTGCCAGAGCTGCAATACCCTAAGTTTATGGGTTTTGCTGAAATGGGCATGACCTACCATAAGACAGCTTATGAGTTTCACCCTGGCTGGGTTTTATGCCATGGTGACGAAGGAAGCATGAGCCAGCATGCGGGCATTACTTCATTAAATTTAGCCAAAAAGTATGGCAAATCCGTAATTGCGGGGCATAGCCACAGGCTGGGCATGAGTGCCTATTCAGAGGCCATAGGAAGCCATTACAGACCCTTATATGGGGTTGAGGTAGGAAACCTTATGGATCGCAGAAAAGCCTCTTATATCCGCTATGGAAGCGCTAATTGGCAGATGGGCTTTGCTATACTAGAAGCCACAGGTAAGAATCTAACCCCTACCCTTATACCTGTAAACAAAGATGGCTCTTTTACAGCGCTTGGCAGGCATTACAGCTAATAACGTTATCAAATCGTTATCAAATATAGGCTCTAAATCATCCACAAAGTCATACACAGGTGTAACACTATTGCTATGCCACAAAGCGTGAGCATAGAAAGTAGGGCTACATGTACACAGAGCTGAAAGACTTTGGGTATTTAATTATGTGGGGAGTGGTCGTAGGGTTATTACTTACCTGGGCTGTTGGCACATATATCGAAAACGTCAAAACTATACATTACTGGCGAGGCCGTAAAGATGGCTGGGATATGCATAGAAGGATGGTCGATAACGATGTCCACAACAACTGAGAAACTATTCGCAGATGCAACAGAGCTTATACACGCAAGGGGTTCACAGTACGGACACCCTTACACTCAACATAGTCGTATTGCCGAATTATGGTCTGCTTATTTTCATTTTCCGATCACAGCAAACCAAGTGGCTATGGCCATGTCACTCGTCAAGATCAGCCGCAGTGTTGAATCCCCAGAAATTTCGGATCATTACAAAGACGCAGTTGCGTATATTGCTATTGCCAAAACATGTCATGAGGCGATGCAAGACAGCGCACTAGATTGGCAGGAGTAATGGCTTTCGATTTAAGTTTATATGAACCAGTTGATGAAAGACTACATAAGTGGTGGAAGGAGTTCCCAGATGGAAGATTGGAAACAGAGATTATCGAGGCCTCAAACACTCGATTCATTGTACTTTGCAAGTTATTCAAAACAGAGGCAGATTCCAAGCCGTGCTCTACTGGGCTTGCGCTTGAAACTATTTCTGATAGGGGCGTTAATGCAAATTTCGCTCTACCTAATGCGGAAACAAGTGCGATTGGTCGAGCGCTTGCGAACGCAGGTTTCTCAGCTAAAGGAAAGCGACCTAGTAGAGAAGAGATGGCTGCGGTAAATAGCAAGTCAGAAACCTTTACAGTCGAAAACAAGCTAGAAGATCCAGTGCAGTGGACTACTACTGATTGGGTTGCAGCTGTGCCAGATACACCTAAGCCACCTGTTGATTGCTGTGAGCAAGGCATGACACTTAGGCAAGGTATAAGCAAAACTACCAAGAAGCCGTTTTATGGATATGTATGCCTGGGTAATATCAAAGAACATGCAAAATGGGCATCACAGACCAGCACAGGCGCTTGGTACTTCAAGGATAAGGAGTAGATATGGGCTATGTCGCTATTATTAACGGCAGTGGAGTTACTGTTGAAATAGATGATAGTGGTGTGCATCTAGTTAAGTCTGTTATCACATGCGAAATGTGTGGCGATGACAGGGTTTTCAAAGATGGCACATGCTTTCGATGCCACGAATTGATCGCTCGTGACTAAATTCAAATGTAATGGGTGCAGTCGTAACACTGAGTTCTTATGGCTAGATCAAATTGACTTAGCCGAAGGTTACAAAGCCTACCAGTGCATGGACTGTGGCTGTGTGGGTGTAAAAAATGTAGCCGAAGCTTTGGATGTGCCTGATTCAGATATATCTAGATGTGATAAGTGTGGTATGTGGAAATTTATAGCCGTGGACTGCCACACTTGTTTACTTATTGGGGCTAAATGATTGATACCTACTCTCTAACTTATGGAGAAGAAGCTTTATGCGCTGTTACAGGATATATGCGGCAGCGCAAGTTTTTAAATAAACCATACAAAAATGTCAATTATGTAGAAGGTGATATTTATGAGATGTGGCAACATTCAGTGTGTGCTGGGGCAGAATTGGCCTTTGCTCGCATGATTGGCTTGACTAAATTTGAGCCCACTGTTGATACGTTTAAATCACAATTTGATATAGATGGCGTATGTGAAGTCAGATATAGTTTTAACAATAATTTAGGTTTACGATTCACAGACCGAGATGATAAAGAAGCTAGATATGTATTGATTATGGATGGACTTAGGCATCGTACTAGGAGAATTGCGCCAGAGTTTAAAGGTCAGCCATACATAGCTGTGGGTTGGATATGGGGTTACGAAGTAGTTACCACAGAAAATGGCAGGGTGGATCAAATGTATTTACATCCTATGAGGGAGTTTAATTAATGCCAACGTATGAATATAGCTGTAATGAGTGTGGTACTTATGGATCAGTGCATCGCACATATAAAGAGGATGATGGCGGGATGCTTTGCCCTAAATGTGGGCTAGATATGGCACGTATGTATTCAGCACCTGGGATAATCTTAAAGGGTACTGGATGGGGGTCTAAACCATGAGTGAGGCTGGTTATGATTGTACTTGGATAGATCAGTATGAATTTGTGCCATTCTTCGCCACGCCTTCTGACCTGCGATTATCTTACAGGATTTGACAGTGTGTGATACCCTAAAAAAGCGTTCGATCTTAAATCGAAAAGCTGAGCCGCCCAAGGCCAGGCTCGGAAGGCGCAGAGTTTGGGTGAACTCTATGCTAATTGCATTTAGCCTTTGCTTTTTAAAAGATTATTCCGTTGCTGATAAACCAAGAGCTACTCATTACAAGCAATATGCATTTATAAAACTTAACCACTCATTTAGTGAGTTCTATTGCTTAGATGAGTTGTACCACTACGAGTCACGCTGGAATCCAAGCGCTCGCAATGGCTCACACTATGGCATACCACAAGGTAGATCTAAGTACTTGGCTAAGGTAGATGGCTTTAAGCAAGTAGACTGGGGTATCAAATACAATCTAAATAGATATGGTTCAATGTGTAAAGCATTAAATCATTTCAAGACTAAAGGATGGCATTGAGTAAAAGAGCTATAGGTAGTGGCAAGTGGCAGAAGCTACGCATACAGATACTTGATCGTGATGGGTGGGTGTGTGTGGTGTGCAACAAACCAGCTCATACTGTGGATCATATAGTGCCTCGTGTAAGAGGGGGTGACATGTGGGAGCCATCCAACTTACAATCGATGTGCAAGTCATGTAATAGCGCTAAAGGCGGTCGTTTTTTTAATAGCATGCCGACCCCCCCTGTCTTT